TAGGGTCAATGAAGTGTTTGATATTTGCTTTCATAGAGGAGAAGTTTATATACTTTCTTCTATCAAAGTAATCACCTAGGTGAATGATATGATTTATATCATTTTCATCTAAGTATGGAAAGAAGACTTCATTATAAAATCTTCCTTGATAGTCTGACATGGCTTCCATGTCACCACGGACACCACAATGGGTATCATTTAGCAACGCTATTTTCATTCAGTGAATTTTTCTAAGTTAGTTGATTTTTTTACTTTTTTTGTTCTTGACTTACGTGGTTCGTATTCGACCCTATTCATATTTTCTTGCATCCATTCCACATTGGTGTTGGTCAAGGTTGGGTCATGTATTCCATCGATTGTATCAAATGCACTTGTTATCATTCCAGCAGCGTCTGTTGCTTGTTGTTTAATGAAGACTTGTTTTTTCTCCTTTTGGATTCTTCTGAGGAAGGCATAATAACAAATTTGTGTTATGTATGCAAATGCGTTAGTTGATTTCTCGGGGTTGAAATTTCCGATATACTGAATACAATTTTCAATTGCATCACATATCATTTCATCTCTGTATGTGTAGTTGATAAAATTAGGACGAGTCGATAATCGAGTCGCAATCTTATAGATACATTCACCAATGTATTCTGTCATTTGAGGTTTAGACTTACCTTTCTCTTCTGCAAGTTTACATGCAATGTTAAACTCGGAGACTGCAGCTGTAAACTCTTTATTGTTTACGTAATGCTCTGCCTTTTTGGGGTCTTTTTTAGTAGTCATGTATCTATTATACACCAAATACGTTATTTTGTAAGAGGGTTTTAAGTATTTATTTTTTTAATTTATTTACCAAAACCCACTAGACAAATGGGAAAAGTATGATAAAATAAATATGTTGCTGCGTTGGAATATACTAATAAGGGATTAAGTGTAAGTTATAACTCTACTCTTTACAGGATTATTGATTGCACGACTCATTCTATCGATATCACCAACGGCAAGTTCAAACATACACCAACCTAAAACTGTATATACTATATAGTGTTTCATATGAACTGGTTTATTGTCCAAAAGGATAACAACATAAAACCGAAAACGAGGACTTGCACAACTGACATTACTGCAACTTGTTTCATTGGGTGAACTTCTTCTATCTTATCTAAAACGGACACATCAGGAGAGAGATTTACGTATTGTAAGATTTTCTCTTCTTTCACTTTAGTTCTACCTCTATAAACTTACCAATCATATTAATTTGTGCATCAGTTAACATTCCTGCTTGAGACCACATCGTGGAACTCATTGCACCGACCTCACCTCTATTCTTATAAGTGTTAAGTCTGTCAACTATGTAATCTGAACTTTGACCAGCAAGTTTTGGGAAGACTGCCATACCTTGACCTTCTGCACCATGACATGCGGCACAACCACTCCATAGACTTCTGATATCACTGAACTCATCTAAGTTTGCAAGAGCTTGTTTTGCTTTGAGTATGTCTACACTTGTTCCGTTCAATGCAACATAGTCAACATAACACTGACCAGTGCATGAAGTATTACTACTATATCCACTGTATTCTAAGTTTGGGTATACTTTAAGTGTAAAGAAGGTTGCTATTACTAAACAACCGATTAATGTCATTCCTAATTCTCTCATTATTATATTCCTGTTATTGATATTACAGACACTAAGAAGACAGCCACAAGTGTGCTTATCTCCAAAGTGTCTCTAAGTTTGTGTTTCATTAAAACATTCTCATCGATGATGCATAAAACATTATGATGAATGGTAGTAAAAATGGAAGAGTCATCAGCACTAGAAATTCGATAGTTTCAACAATGCTCTTTTTAGTCTTTCGACTTGCATGGTTAATTTCTCTAGCTTTTCGCACCATGCTCTTCGCAAATAAAGTTGCTGTGGTCATGGTTTTCCTAAAATTAAGTTATAAGTATTTTGTATAATGCGATATAAATCTAAATTATACGCATTTATTTAGACAAACTAAAAGTCTAATGAATTTTCTTGGGGTCGATTGGTTTTATTGAGGATTCAAAATCACTCTCAACAATTTCTTCAAAGTATTCATCAAATAAATCTTCTTCAGATACATTCTCTAAAATAGAGTCAACTGCCTTTTTCATATAATCTTTACTAATTTTCTTTAAATCATTTGTTAATGGGATAGATTTAGATTCTACCATTTTTAACCAGTTTGCAGAGGCTTCATCATAAAAGGGAATAAACTGTTGATTCATACTACTTCTATGCAAGACTTGGTCAAAAGGAATTTTGACAATAGGGTCTTCACTCATGGGTGCATAAGGATAGAAGGTTGCAAGTGTTGAATTGACTGGTTGTTGAACTGATAAATGACATATCATAGGTAGTGTGATTTCTATACCTTCAGCAGAGTCTCTTACCATTCCCACAAACTCAGCACCAGTTTTAAGTTTTATAACTTCGTATTTCTGTTCTTTAATTAAGTCTGAAGGTCTTGTCATTTTAAATCAAATTGTTGTATGTTGTAGGAAAAGTTCTCCTCGTTGTATATATTTATACGTTCTTTAAGGTGGTTGAGAGTGTAGTTATCACATTGCAAATCATCTGCAATATCAAATAATCTCATCTCAGTCTTCCCAGTGGTCTTTCTTAGACCTCTACCAATTGACTGCAAGTTTCTTATTCTAGATTTAGAGGGACTTGCAAACACAACGTTGTCGATTTTTTTAATATTAATTCCTGTAGAAAAAGTTCCGTATGATGCTAGTATGACATTATTTTTTTTCTTCCTTGGATTGTCGACTATCTCTCTAACTGTTTCTCTATCTTCCGTGTCGGTTCCACCATGAACATAATGTAAAGTTCCATTCATTCTACTAACCATAGGATTGAACATTTCCCATAATGGTTGTCCATGTTTTTCTATGTATTGAAATAACACGAGTGTATTACCTCTCAGAGAACCAACAAGATTGGTTATAAATTGGTTCCTACTATCACAACTTACCAAGTAATCCATTTCATCTTGGTATGACATTTTTTTCTGTTTTGTATGACGAAGTATGACACAATCAATTTTCAAATTTGCAATTGTTCCCGAATCCATGAGTTCTTTTGAAGTTATGACCTTTTTGACTGGGCCGAACAAACCTTCTAATTGAAGTCTATGAACCTCTGACCCGTCCAAAGTTCCTGTAGTTCCAATACGAATTGCAGTGGTCTTCATCTTCTCCAAGATACCTTTAAGTGTTTGTGCTTTGAATAAGTGTGCTTCGTCACCAATGACAACATCAAAAGACTCTAGCACCTCCTTTGGAGCTTTTGCGAATGATTGCCATGTGGTGACTGTAATAGGTGAATCAAAAACTTCTTGTCCGTGGTATATTTTACAGACTGGTTCTGTATAACCATAATCTACAAAGTCTTTGGTTAACTGTTCCACAAGAGAAGTGGTTGGAACTATAACAATAGTTTTCTTATCATAGTATCGTGCAAGTAAGTATATGATTAATGACTTACCACTTGCAGTTGGAGACAATAGTAATTGTCTTCCATATTTTATAGTTTCATTGAAGGCTTCTATTTGATAATCTCTAGGTTCAAAAGGAAGTTTTAAATCAGCTAACCATTCTTGACTACACTTCTCTGTAGTTTTTTCCCCTATAACATCTTCAATACCACCAAACTCAAATCCACGTTCTCTACAAAATTCATCTACATATGGAAGTAATCCTATGTATATCTTTTTAGTTTTTAAAGAAAATAATCTTACCTTCCCGTCCCAAAATTTATTTCGGTATGAAGGCATGAACTTTGCATTTGGAACTGTATATGAGAAAAAGTCGTATAAGTCTCTTGCAAGACCATCGTCACAATCGACTTTCATAAAGACATCATCTATCTTCGAAACTTTAACCATTTTATTTAAAAGGATAACCCAATAACCACCCTACTAGTGATTCCCGTGTCCCCCTTGTGACTGGTGTGACTTGGTGATGAACGTCTGAAGGAAATACGATAATACTACCTTTAGTTTTTGCACTGAATGGTGCAGATTGCTTAATGTTGTCTAAATAAATTGTATTATCTATAGACCTTAAATTATCAAAAGAACCGCCAGGTTCTAACCATTCGAACCTCCCACCCTCATAATCATCAGGGTCGGATAACTGAATAGTTATACTCAACTTACGCACCATTCCAGTTTTTTCACAATGTATGTTTCCTACTGGGCCACTGTCTGTATGCCAAGTATAGAAATCACCACCACCTAAATGTGGTCTGTTTGTATAATTTGTAAATTGAAAATTTTCAAAGTGACTAAATTCCCATAACCAATGATTCTCTACACTTGCATATTGTATTGCAGTTGCAAGTTTTTCATGAAATTTTTGTGGTAAGTGGTGTTCTTCCATCCACTTGACTTGAGACATTCTAATATCACTAACCTCTGCACCACCCTGTTGTTCTTCTCCATCAGGGTCAAAACTATTACCACCAACTCTACCACCATGCCATTCTAGTTTACTAGCAACTGCAAGTATTTCTTTTACTTCTGTCTCATTAAAGAATGATTCTGCAATCCAAACATGTTTGTCGTAATTCATTAAGAACCTGCCATGAATTTTCTCCAATCGATTGTATTCTTAATCGTTTGGTGTCTCCAAGTAATGTTAGTCATACACTCTTTGAGATAATCTATTGTGACTTTTAAATACTCAATTTTTGCATTGAGTTCTTGTATATCTGTATCTGAATTATAGAATAATTGTAAGTCATTTTTCATAATCTTTAATCCGTCTAAAGGGTCATCATTCCAACCAAGTTCTTTTATTTGGTCTTCTGACATTTTTCCGTTATACCATAACCATTTATTTTTTAATAGTGTATCGTATTTGAATTGGTATTGTTTCATAACAAGAATCTTACTTGTTAGTAAGTCTTGATATTTTGCATGTAGTTTAGGGATTTCTAAAGAAGACTTATCAAGTTCGATATCGTCTATTTCACAATCCTTTTCCCACTGGCTCTTAATTTCATCTAATGTCATAATATACTATTATACCATATTTATGGTATTTTAGGAAGTGGATTCTATATCGTAATATGTAAATCTAAACTCTACAGTTGCAACCACGGCTTCTGTTTCTGCACCACTTTGTAGGTCTATACCACTCAATGATATAGGGAATGCATCATGGAATCTGAAGAATTTATTTGGTATGTTTTTATTAGTATTAACTACTATTGTAATGTCTGAATACTGTGCAAGGTCATTAGTGATATCACTATATTGACCTGTTGCAGTCTTTTCAGTCCCAGTAAAGTTTGCAAATGCACTTGGGTCTGACACTGGAACGATTGCGTTCATCCAGTCATACATTTCTTTGAAGTTAGACAAATCTTCGTCAACTAAGAATGATACACTTAGTGATTCAAATGACACTTTATCGCCTGGGAAAAATGCATCTAATCCAACACCAGCTGCACTGACTGTTTCAGTGAATGATAAGCCTGGAATATTTACTGATTGAATGTAGTATTCCACTGTAGGAACTTTATCAATTAGTAATCTAAAGTTATTCTTATTGAGTATTGA